GAGTGGTTACCCCCGGCGAACCCGCTTGTAGGCGCGGGCAAGTTTGTATTTATGGGCTTTCCTTTGCGGCGCGGGCCGATACCCGCAGCAATGGCGCACACCACGCCAGCCGTAGAGGGGAGCCCTTTTCTTTTGCCTGCGGCCGGAAACGGAAAGGAGGGAAGCATAATGGCTAGAATTAGGTCTATTAAGCCGGAATTCCCGCAGTCCGAAAGCATGGGGCGGATTTCGCGCGAGGCGCGGCTCTGCTTTATCATGCTCTGGACCCTCGCTGATGATTCGGGAAGGCTTCGCGGTTCCTCGCGAATGCTCGCGAGCCTTCTCTACCCCTACGATGAGGACGCTCCGCGCTTGATTCAGGAATGGTTAACTGAATTAGTCAACGAAAATTGCATCGTCCAATATCAGGTTGAAGGGCAGCATTACCTTCAAATAAGTAACTGGCTATCACATCAGAAAATAGATCATCCTTCCGCTTCAAAATTTCCCGAGCCTCCTACTATTCGCGAGGATTCGCGAGGATTCGCGAATGATTCGGGAAAGTTCGCTCTGGATCAAGGAGAGGATCAAGGATCAAGGATCAAGGATCAAGGACAGGACGCGGGATGTGTGCGCGAGGATCCACCCTTACCTCCGGCCAACCTCAAGCCAGCCTCTGGCGATCTTTTCGCCAGCCTTCAATCCGGCTTCCTCGCTCAATGCGGTGGACGGTTCACCAACCCGGGCGCCGAGGCTTTCGGCATACGCGCCATTATCGACTATGCGAGTGGGAACATCGACGACTTGGAAATCATGATCGCCACATTCTATCGGCTCACGAAGTCTCAAGATAAGTTCTGGAGCCGCCAGCCGTTCCTACCCTCAGTCCTTGCTAAACCAGGGATATGGGACAGGGTCAAAGTCGAAGCAAGGAAGGGCATCGAGCAGCAAGATACTGACGAGGACTGCGCTCGTTTCGCCGCCGAAGATCGGCAGATGGAGGCCGTGTCGTGAACGCTGAACAGTTCGGCACTTGGGCGCAGGGTTACTACGGCGAGTATAGGCTCGGGCAGAAGCGCGACGTGTGGGAATACCTTAAGGCCCAGCGCCCGGAGTATCTTGACGCGCTCAAGGCCGCGGTGCTAAAGGGCTTTTCAAGCCAGTACGGCCGCCCGCCCGACGTGGCAGTGTTCGAGCAGTGCCGGCCCCAGGCTGAGGCGATCCTGGCCGCATCAACGCCAGCGCCTCCGGCGATCGAGGACAACCGCCCCCAGGCGACACCCGCCGACGTGGCCGACTTCGTCAAAGCCTATGAAAAAAAGTACGGCAGAAGATGCCCGCTGCCCGTTGACGACTACCGTAAATCCTCGAAACCCACCGCACGACTTCCTGAAAAAAGCACGATCCGCTAAGAAATCCTGAAAAATGATGTAGTAATGGCGTGAATTAAGGTGTATACGGGAATTGTAAGGGGTCTCTTTTTTCTGCATGGCGGAAATCTTGGGCGGGCCTGATAGGCTCGAAGGGGAGAATGTGGCGGACGATGAGGTTCGAGAATCACAGCCTCAAGAATCCCAATCAAGAGCAGGCCGAAAGCCTAAGTATTCCCCTGAACTTAATAATCAAGCCTATGAATATTGCCTTTTAGGGGCCAACGAGAAAGAACTGGCTGCTTATCTCGGCATATCCGTATCCACGCTCAACGTCTGGAAGAACACATACCCGGAATTTTCGGAGTCAATAAAAAAGGGTAAGAAGCCCGCCGACGCGAAGGTTGCCCATGCTATTTTTGACCGCGCCACCGGGGCGAGGTGGATACAGCAACAGGCTTTTAAGGTCAAAGAAACGATCTATGCCGACAACGGGAAGAAGCTGTCCGAGGTCGAGCGTATCGAGATTGTCGACCTTGAAATGGCCGCGCCTCCTGACACTACCGCCTGCATCTTCATCCTGAAAAACCGCGACAAGGAGAACTGGAAAGACAAGCAGGAAGTATCGCTTTCAAATGCTGACGGCGGCCCCTTCGGGATATACCTGCTCTCCCGCGAGGAAGCGCAGGCACGGCTCGATGAGCTAAGGGCGAAGCAAGATGCGGAGTGAAACCGCCATGCTTGAGGAGCTTGTCCTACGCGAGAAGATCGAGCGCGAGACCGTTTCTCCGAAGCTCGAAGCATTCCGCAAGCCCATGCGCATCAAGGGCTGTCGTGGTGGCCGTGGCGCGGGCGCGAAGTCCTGGAGCATCGCCAGCCTCTTGATCCAGATCGCCAACGTCCGGCGCGTCAATATCGCCTGTATGCGCGAGGTGCAGCTCACCCTCGAAGAATCGGTTTGGAAGCTCATGCGCGACACGATCGACCGCCTCAGCTATCCGGGCTGGACCGTGACGAAAGAATACATCGACTGCCCGAGAACCGGCAGCCATATTATTTTTCGGGGAATCTCCGACCTCCGGGCCGACCAGATCAAATCCCTCGAGGGCTTCGACATAATCTGGATCGAGGAAGCGCAGAGCGTTACTTCCCATTCCCTCGATGTGGTCATGCCGACCTTGCGTAAGGAAGGGTCCGAGCTTTGGTATTCGATGAACCCGGACGAGGAGATCGACCCGATCATTGCCCGAACGCTTGGCCGCGAGGACGCTATCCTAATCGACCTGAAACCCGGCCTTGCCGACAACCCCTGGTGGACGAAAGAGCTACAGCGCGAAATGGAAGAGGACTTCCGCCGCGATCCTGAGCTTGCCGAACACGTCTGGAACGGAGCGCCTAGAGTTCAGGGCGCCCGGTCGATCCTTTCCCGCGTGGCGATCCGCGAGGCGATGGAGCGCAAGCTGCCCGACGACCCCTCCGGCGTGGTGGAGCTTGGCATCGATGTGGCGCGGTTCGGCGACGACCGCTCTGTCATCTACAAGCGCCGCGGACTTAAGGTTGTAGCCGAGAAAACCTTTCAGGGCGCGGACACCCAACTCGTCGCCCGAACTGCTTGGGACATGGCCGACCGCAACCCCTCAATCTGTATTAAGGTCGATGATGATGGCGTGGGCGGCGGCGTGACCGACAAGCTGCGCGACATGGGCGCGAGGAACATCATGCCCGTCCATAACGGCGGCAAGCCCTCCGACGAGAAGCTCTATACCACCTGCGCGGATGAACAGTGGTTCACTCTGCCTATTGATCAAATCGACATCCCTGACGATCCAGACCTCATGGCCGAGCTTTCGGCGCGCCAGTACAAGTACACGCCCGACGACAGGAAGAAGATCGAGCCGAAGGCCGACTTCAAGAAACGCTACGGACGCTCGCCCGACAAGGCCGACGCCCTGCTTTTGTGCTTCTATAAGCCGAAGCGCAAAACGTTTGCGATCCTCTAGGAGATGATTATGGCCTGCTATATTTGCGGATACCCCTCAGTTCTCAAGTGCCGCCAGTGCGGGAAATCGGTATGCGGCCGCCATTTCAACTATGACGACGGGAAATGCACCGCCTGCCATGATGCGCAGTTCGCCAAGCCCGCGATCGTCGAAACGAAGCCCGCCATTGTCACCGAGACGAAGCCCATGGCCCCGAAGGCCAGGAAGGGCAGAAAGTAAATGGCAATCCTCCGCCGCCCCGAGTTCGACCGGAAAAAAGGCGGCCTCCAAAAGCTATGGACTCAAGCCCCCGAGGGCAATGTCGCCTCGCTCTTGGAGCTCTACCATACCTCGCCGCGCATGGACGCCATCGACATCAAGGCCCAGCATATCGCTGGGACGCCCTGGGCGCTCTATGACAAGGCCGCCTGGGACGAATCTCCCGATGAGGCGCAGCCGATCAAGAATCATCCCGCCATCGAGCTATTGAACAACCCTTGCCCCGCCTATCCCGAGATTGACGGCACCGTCCTCATGTACCTCACCTACGTCTACAAGCGCGTGACCGGGGAAGCGTACTGGTGGAAAATCCGCAACGGCTCTAGGATCGAATCGCTCTACATCATGCCGAAATCGTGGTGCCTGCAGACCCCGAGCTACGGCAGCCCCTATTTCCTTTTCATGCCCTCCGGCGTCGCGGGCGGCCAGGCTATCAAGGCACGGCCCGAGGATATTGTCTGGTTCAAAAGCCCGAACGTCACCGACCCCTACAGCCGAGGTCGCGGGCGCTCCGAGAATATGCTGGACGAGTACGAATCGGACGAGCTGGCCGCGAAGTATGCAAAAAACTACTTTTACAACGACGCCACCCCGCCTATCGCCATATCAGCGCCAGGGGCGAGCCCCGAGGAAGTGGAACAACTCAAAACTTCATGGCTGCAGCGCGTCGGCGGCTTCCTGAAAGCCCGCGCCCCCGCGTTCCTGACCTGGGAAGGTGCCAAGGTTGAGAAGCTGGCGGACTCGGCCCGTGAAATGGACTTCGTTGAGTCCCGGAAGTTCCTCCGCGACATGGCGAACCAGCACGAGCAACTGCCGCCCGAGATCGCGGGAATCCTTGAAAATTCGAACCGCTCAACCATTGACGCGGCATTTTACCTGTTCACGAAATCGGTCCTTACTCCCGAGCTGGCCTCCCTCGATGCGACGATCACACGCCAGCTCATCGCGGCCGATTATGACGACCGCATTGTCTATCGCCATAAAAACACCGTGCCGCAGGACGAGGCGTTCAAGCTCACGAAGGTGAACGAAGGCGCAAGCCGCGGGATGCTGACCCGCGCGGAGTGGCGCAAGGCCATGGGCTACCCTGTAGACGAGGCGAAGGATAATGTCTATGTCGTGCCCTTCTCGCTCACCGAAATGAAGCCCGGAGAGAAGCCGGCGCCCGAGCCCGTGGCGCCCGAGGCGGTCTTGGCCGAGCCGTCCGCCAAGACGATCGAGTTCTCCATCACGAAAGCGGCCAAAGGCCGATTCAGCACCGAGCAGAAAGCGGCAATCTGGAAGACCTTCGACGCCTCCGCCACTGCTGGTGAAGGGCTCTTTTCCCGCGCCGTCGAAAAGATAGCCACGGCACAAGCCAAGCTGTTTCACGACACGTTCAAGGCTG